TAGACAAGTATATGTTGTCCCCGATGAAAACCTAGATTTGTCTACAGTTGGTGTTCAGGTTTATGATAATATCAACTCTGATAACTTTACTTCTTACTTTAGTGCTAACGCTACTTCTGGTGGTAATGCTATTACAAGTGTAACAGCAGACACTGCTCTTTATCTTCCATTAGAAACATACAATGGTTATTGGGAGTTTAACTTTGGTGTCTTGGGTATTACAGGTAAAAACCCTGTAAATGGTGAAGTTATCCGTATTACCTATTTGAGAACAAATGGTTTGTCAGCAAATGGTGCTAGTTCATTTAGTCCTGTTTCTACATTGGCTGTATCTGGATTTGGTAACAGAACACTGAATACTATTGTTAGAAAAGGTACTAAGTCAGCATTCGGTGCAGATAAAGAAAGCCTTGAATCTATTCGCACAAATGCTCCACTTTCCTACCTTGCACAGAACAGACTGGTAGCAGCAGGGGACTATAGGGGTGTAATTGCTAACGGTGTACCTGGTATTAAGTCAATTAATGCTTGGGGTGGTGAAGACAATATTCCTGCCAAGTATGGCAAGACAATTATCTCTATTGTATATGAAAGTGATGTTAATGCAATTCAAAAAGCAGCTCTACAGACTTTGATTAAAAGCAATCTAACTGATCCACTTTCTATAGTTGGTGTTGAAGCAGAGTTTGTTGAACCTACATTCATATACTTGGATTTGGTGACAAACTTTAGATATAATGAATCCTTGACAAACTTGACTAGAAATGCATTACAGGGTAAAATTCAAAGTACAGTCTCTACCTATTTTGCAGCAAACTCTGGTAAATTTAATGCTACAATTAGAAAGTCTAAACTTGAAGCGCAAGTTGATGCTGCTGATCCTTCTATTTTGGGTTCCAATATTGACATTAAAATGTCTGCTAGATTTACTCCTTTAGTAAACCCAGACAGTGGTTCCTTTGTCAGAACAGATTATACAATTAATTTCATTAATGCTATTGAATCTCCTTTGATGACTGTGCCTAGTATTACTAGTGATAGATTTGTTGTAAATGGTGTTTCTTGTACAGTTAGAAATGCTCCTTTACACTCAACTACATTACAAGCAGTTGATAGACAGGGCAATGTTGTTATTTCAAGTATTGGTAACTATGAACCAACTACAGGTAAAGTTAATCTTGTAGGATTCTTGCCAGAATCTATTGCATCTGGAAATTCATACTTAACTATTACTGCTACTGCTGCTGATGATAGTGTGTTCAAACCATTAAGAAATACTCTAATCTCTATCGGCACAAATACTGCTGTTGCTACTTCAGATACTAATGAAGCATCAGCTGTTGTAGGTGTGACTAACTAACAATGTCTAATATTAAAACTCTCTCTGACTTAAATAGATTAAATGTTGACTTGAAAGAATCTCAGGTTGATACGATTGTACCTGAACATTTTAAAGAACAATATCCTAAGTTAGTAGAGTTTCTGAAAGCATACTATGAGTATATTGATGGTGAAGATGGTATTGCTCATGACTTAAAGAATATCTTTACTGCTAGAGACCCAGAGTCTACTTCTGAAGAATTTTTAAATTTACTGTTTCAGGAAAAGTCACCAAGTTTTGGTGTATCCAAATTTCCATCTCCTAGATTTGCACTTAAACAGTTGCCAAGTCTTTATAAGATCAAAGGCACAAACGTTTCTATTGATTCATATTTTAGATATTTCTTCCAACAAGATGTTGAAAAAATATTACCTAGAAATGATATGTTTATTGTTGGACAGAGTAGAATTGGTGCTGAATCACTAAAGTTCATTCAAGATTCTTATTTCTATCAAATCTTTTCTATTCTTATTAAAAGTTCTATTCCGGCAACAGAATGGTTTGATTATTATAAGACATATCTACACCCAGCTGGTTATGCTATCTTCACTGAGACAGCCTTTGAACCAGTTGTAAGTATGTTTGGAAGACCACTTACTGAAATTATTACAGACTCTGATATTGCTGCTTCTGTTGCATCTATTATTGTTTCTGATGGTGAAACTGAATTTACAAGTCTTACGTCTGTCACTGCAATTGATAGTGATGCACAGAGAAGATTTGCTGTTAGTCGTGGATTTGACATTTATCAGACTGATGCAGAAGATTCTGATATCCTCAACAATTCCCTTTACAATGGTCAGTATATCTCTATTGCAGACCTTCTTGATCCTAACTCTAGAAGATTCAGTGATAGTGATAATTCTGCTGAAATTGCATACAATATGTCTGACTCTTCTGGTATTACAATGGATGAAGATAGTGGTACATTTGATACTATCGGATTTATTCCGGGCATTAGATTCTCTAGCACAACCGAAACTATGGATGAAGCCATCTTCCCATTCTACAATGATTCTGGTTTAGATTCGGCAATTGGTCCATATGTTTGATATAAATAAATTTACGGGTTTTCATAGGAAATAAAAAATGGCAAGCACACTAGATGTATTAGACTCAGATAACGTTCTTAATAGAGGCACGGTTGCTAACGACAACACCGGTGACACTCTAAGAAGCGCTGGTCTTAAAATTAATAATCAGTTTGAGAATGTTGATAGTGCTATGTTCAATACATCATGGGCAGTCTGGCCTGCTGGTGTAAAAGAAAACAATTCTGTTCTGCGTTATAATGGTTCCAAGTTTGTTGGAACAAATAATGTTAAGATTGACTCTGATGGTAATACTACAGTTTCGGGGACATTGACAACTTCAGGAACATTGACAACTTCCGGAATTTCCGGAACATTAAATGTAGCAGGTCCAACAACTTTTGCTGATAGTGCGTCATTTTCTACTAATGTAAATTTATCTGATGGTGCTAGACTTCAACTGGGTGATAATGCTGAATTTCAGATTTTCCACACTTCCGGTGGAAATAGTGTAATTTCAGAAACTGGTAGTGCAAATTTAGACATTCGAGCTAATCAACTAAATGTGTTGAATGCAAACGGTACTGAAACGATGATTACTGCTCAACCAGACAATGCAGTTACTTTATATTATAACGGCAATACTAAAGTTGCCACAACTAATACAGGTGTTAATGTAACTGGTGAAGTAGTAGCAGACTCTGCCACTATTTCTGGTGATGCTAATGTTACTGGTCACGTTGATATGCCAGACAACTCTAAGATTAAACTAGGGACTGGCGATGATTTTGAAATGTATTTTGATCCCACAGGTAATGGTCAAGGTGTCATTGCAACTACTCAATTAAATACACCAGTAATTGTTAAACATAATAATTCTGTAAAAATGCGTTCTACAGATAGTGGAATGGAAGTTGTAGGGAATTTACAGATTACAAATAATAATGTTGGTGGGTACGAAAGAGTATTTGCTGCATATGCTGCTGTTACCGATGGCACTATAATCTTGGATAATAGTAACATGAGGAACGATGGTCAGACAAGTGGTTTTGCTTCCAATGCAACTTGGGATACTATTGTAGAAAATACAATAGGATTTAGTTGCACTGCTGGAGTAACAGAAATTAGAGATTTATTTCAAATAGGAACAGCACCTTTAGATGATATTTATTATGTAAAAGTTGTAGCTACCTTGTCAACTGTAACTGCTGGACCAACTGTATTCCGTGATTATATTTTTGCTTGTGAAGATCAAGGAATTCCAAATAATGTGGCAAATACAACAGATGGTGATTTTATCTTTACTGCTACTGTAAGAGGTAAAAATATATCGCAGTATATTGGTGGCACGACAACTGCTTTTGGAACCACAGTTTCAAATTCTACTGGAAGGATTGATGCTTCCGGTTACAACTATGATTATCAACTCCTTTTTAATAAAACTTACAAGGGTAGACCCCTTGTATTTTCACTTACCCAAGGCAACACCAGTTCCAGTTACGATGTTGTGGCTGGCACTCCCCATAGTAATTGGTCTTTGACAGGTGGTAATAATGCTAACTTTGCTGTAGAAGTTTTCAGGCATAGGTCTAACCGTATATCGCAGTTGA